GTGCATTTATAAGGATGTAGTTTGATGCCCTCATTCTTGATAAGCATTTCTTTTAAATCATCAATCAGTTCTTTGGTGACACCTGTTTCCATTATGGCTTGTACGAATCTTTGATGTTTTCTTCTCGCATATTATTTCTTGCAACACCTCTATATTTTTCAAAACTTCTCATACCTGATAAGCCTAATAAAGATAATGTTAAAGTCATAAGACCTTCAGTATCAATCTCAGGCGGCACAATATCGATAGTAAATGTCCATACCACCCAATTGAGTATTGGTGCTAAAAAATACGCCCATGCTAAACCCAATGCACATATCCACATGATTGCAGGTCTCGCACCAGC